CGGGTGGCTATTGGGCCGTGGTGCGATCCATTGATGATGTCAAAGAGAAGCTGGGAGAGTGGGATGCGTGACCAAATTATAGCCCTGCTGTCGATCGTGCCGGGTGGCAGTGCTGAAACCATTGCAGACGATCTATCTGCCCTGGGCGGTGCGCCAGTTGCACAGGATATTGTACAACGAACCCTGATCGAGATGGACGACGCTGGCGATGTGCTGATGCGTGGTGGGTGGTATCGTCTCAGCGAGGCGGCAAAAAAACGGCGGGGAGACAGCAATGCCTCAACCCGCCAGTAAGCCGCCTGGGCGGTGCAGGAGGACACCACGGCTACGCCCATGACCAGCGCACGGGTATCATAGCAGGTGCTGCGGAAAGAAAAAACCCCGACCAATCTATGGCCGAGGCTTGATCTTTGAGGCTGGCGGGCCTAAAGTGCGAGTAGCAACAAACGCAGGTTATTGATAGCACGGGCTGGCCCCCTTGCGCAATACCTGCCCCAACAAAAGTGGAACCCCTTGAGCATTAAAATTATGTCAAAGGTCTGGGAAGCCGGACCTGAAAAGCAGGCCGAAAGGTTTGTGCTTCTGGCTATTGCAGACTACGCCAATAACGAAGGTGAATGCTGGCCCAGCATCGCTGGGATTTGCCGCAAGACGTGCATGTCGGAGCGTGGCGTTCAGACCATTATTAGACGCCTCGAGGACCAAGGCTGGCTTCACATAGAGACCGGAAATGGGCGCAGGAATTGCAACCTCTACACCGTAAAAACCCCGCAGGATATGCACCCCGCAGGAGATGCACCCCCGCAGATGGATGCAGAAACCCCGCATATGGATACGCAAACCCCGCATATGGATGTCATAAACCCCGCAGGAGATGCACCCGAACCATCATTAACCATAAAGAACCATAAAAGAACCATCATTGCAGATGACAAGTTTGAAGCCTTTTGGTCAGTTGTTCCACGAAAGGTTGGCAAGGGGCAGGCCGTCAAGGCATGGAAAGCCGCAACCAAAAAGGTCACCCCGCAAACCATTATCGACGCAATGGGCGCATATGCCAGACAGCGACAGGGCCAAGATCAGCAATACACGGCGCACCCTGCCTCATGGCTTAACGGCGAGCGATGGCTAGATGAGGCCGCAGCTTCCCGAACGGACTTTTACGACAACATCCAGAAACACCTATCGGAGAAGATGAATGAGTTACCAGACACGCCTAGCATCGGCCACAATGCTTATCACCGACTTTCTGCGCCAGTATCAGCGCCCGACACATCTGGACGACGAGGGATGCATGAGGGAAATAGCGGCGATAGCAGAGGAGGTGAACGGTCTCATCTCAGCATCATCAAGCCCCGAAAATTTCCGTGACCGGATCGAAACGGCTTTCCGGCACATTCGCAAAACTTACACGCAGCGCGCATGGCCGATGCCAGCACATTTTATTAAGGCGCTTGACGCAACCGCTAAACGCGAAGCGGTTGAAATCACAGGCAAGCCATTTGCCAGCGAAGACGCGATCCAGATTGTTGCCCGCCGCATTGCTGCCGGTGACTCTGTTGGCGACGGCTGGCTTTATGGCCGAGGTGCGGTCCAGCTTTTGCGTGACGGATTGGTGACGACTGACCAGATTCGCAAGTATCGTTCTGCGCTATACTTCGCAGCCAAAGAAGTCGGGGGGCAAGAGTATGCCCAGCGCATAGAGGATGCATTGAAGGAAAAGCATAATTCGGCCGCAACGCTTGAGAACGCATAAACCTCTTGACGCAGTTTATGATACATGCAACCTTAGGAAGGCATAAAGGAGATATGATATGCTAAACATGACCATTGCAGGCAACGTCGGAAAAGACGCTGTTCTGCGCAAAACACAAAACGGCGACTCGGTTCTCGGCTTTTCGATTGCCGTAGATCAGGGCAAGGACAAGGGCGGCAACAAGCGCGACAGCGTTTGGGTCAGCTGTTCGATCTTTGGTCAGCGGGCCGACAGCCTGCAAAGCTACATTACCAAAGGCTCTAAGCTGGCGTTGTCTGGCAAGCCTAGCGTCAACGTCTACGAGGGCAAAGGTTCGCTGCAACTGCTGGTCAATGAATTGACGTTCATGGGTGGCGGCGGCGAACGGTCCGAGCAGGGCGGCTATGACCAGCCACCGCAATCCAATGTGCCTGACGACGAAATTCCATTTTAGGATGGCACAGATTGACATCACAGCAGACGGCAAAAAAACGTTCCAGATGGTTCTTGCCAATGCCGAATCTGGCGACGAAATCCTGTATCACGTCGGCAATCACGCAGCGGGGGCGCATAAGTATGACGCCTACGTTGCACACCAGCGCGGGGAATGTCTGCTTTATCAGCGCCGCCTTGGTGAAAGCCGGTTTGCCTACATCGCCCGCAAGACCCAACCATGAGGCCTTGGGCTACGGGTGACGCAATCGGATCTGGCGCGGTTTACCTGCCGGACGCCAAGACACGGGCCGCATATGGCCAAGCCTGCCGCGCAGCAATCATCGACAGCGCCGCGCGACACGCAATTAACCTAACCACCCTGCAAGCGCGCAGGGACTACATCAACGGGCACCCAGCGAAAGAACAACTAAAAGCGCGGGTGTCGGAACTATGGGAGAGCCGCAATGAATGACCCGCTAGAGCGTGTTGGCCGCGGGCAATGGTTCAGCCACGACGGGCCGATTTGGATTGACACGCTGGGCGATGAATACCTGCTGAACTGTTACAAGACCTGCCTGCGCCACGACAACCCGAAGGCTGACGAGTTACTAGAAGAAATCAGAAACAGAAACATGGAATGGAGATTAGAGACATGACTGGATACCAACAAACATTTGGCCCTGTGGTCATTGAGTGGGACGACGAGCCGGGAAAGCTGGTGGCCAAGTGCCAAAGCGGACGGTTCGACTGCAAGGGGCGCATCAACAACGTCTGCGTTTGGAACAAAGGCGAGGACGGCAAAGGGCGTCAGCTGCCTGCTGACATGATGACGCCGGACTGGTGCCAGTACAAGGCTGGCGCGTTGGACGATGCAGAGGGGATGCGTGGATGACCAGCATTGACCGAATGAGCGTTGAGCGTCTGGCTGAATACATATCGCCCGACGTGCGGAGAGTGATGCTAGCACAAGCCGACCGCATCGAGGAACTGGAGGCCAAGCTGGCGAAGGCGGTGGAGGCTTTGGAGAAAATAAACGTAGGGGAAGGATGGGCCGCACATATAGCCCGCATTAACCTCGAAGAACTGGAGCAAAAACAATGACCAGCATTTACCTAATAATTTTCGCAATCGGCAGCATGGAAGTCGGTCACATCACAGGCAAAACCCACGCAGTCTGCGACCAGATGCCCGCGATGGTCGAGGCGTTGGAAGAACTCTGGGGCCAACAAGTGGACGCATACTGCCGCGATACTGGCATCCCGTTCCTGCGACCGGAGGCACGGCCATGATGGGTGATGACACGCGACGCGTTGCTGAATTGCACATGGCAGGTCACAGCCACGCTGCCATCCAACTGGCCACCGGCTTCGGATACACCAAGGTCGTCAGGGCTGTCGTCGATGCGCGCAAGGCAGGCATCGTCCCACCGCGCAAGATCAAAGCATCGCCTCGGCAGCAGGTCAAAGACCGCTTCCAAAATCACATGATTAAATTTGGAAACATCGGGGACATATTGCAGGTTCTAAGCAAAGATCAGCAAGACTGGATCATCAACCAGGTCGGCAAGAACGAATATGCTGACGTCGCTGAATACATCACCGAACTTGTCCGTGACGCACATGCAGAAAGCACAATGACAAAATGACCTACCAACCTGTCGTGGGGATCAACCCAATCTACAAATCAGGGTCCGTCACCCGCTGGCACGCCAACCCAGATGTTCCGGCGCAGACGCTTGCGGATCACCACGGCAGGGTGGCACAAATCATCTGCTACTTTTTCCCAGCGGCATCTGCATCGCTTCTCTACGCGGCCTTGCATCACGATTGCGGGGAACTGATGGTCGGTGACGTTCCAAGCCCGGCCAAGCAAGACGAGCAGTTGGCACAATTCTTGCACCTACGGGAAGCAATCGCACGGCAGGAAATGAGCATTGACGTCATCGACCACCACGACTCGCGCCTGACCTTTGCAGATAGGCTGGAGGCTTACACCTACGTTGCAATGACCAGACCGGACCTGATGGGGCAAACCCAATGGGTCACAGCCCTGTCGGATCTAGGCCAGATGGCCGAGGCGCTAAACGTGTCTGATCGTCTGGTGGATTGGTTTAGCAATGGATAAGTGGCGATCGCCAGAAGCCGCGGAATATCGCAGGCTTTATCAGACGCAGCAATGGCGAAAGCTGCGTGAAATCGCGCTGCTGCGTGACGCCTTCAAATGCCAGCGATGCGGATGCTTCCTGAAGCGAGGACGTTCGCATCCACAGTCTGCGGTGGTCCACCACGTTACCGCGCACAAGGGCAATCAAGACCTGTTCTTCGATTTGGACAACCTGCAATCAGTTTGTTGGTCATGCCACTCCGGCGTGATACAATCAGAGGAATCCAGAGGCTACAGCACCGAGATCGGTGAAGACGGGTGGCCGACTGACAGCAACCACTATGGGGCGAAATGATGGATCAGCTTTACAAGAACAAACTGGATTGGGGCGTGCAGGTATCGCGCGGCGACAGCCTCAATGCAGATGGACATCCTGCTGCTGCGGAACGAATGACGGGGGGGAGGGTCAAGGACAAACCGTCCAGCGCCCGAACCGGTGCGGGGAAAGAGTGTCT